CAAGAAGTTGGTGGAGCGCGTCGAGGCCTACGGATACCATCCCGACAGGTGCGAGACGCAGAGCGTGGCATGGCTGGTCAACGTCGTATTGCAGCGCACTGAGCCCGCGAGGCGGCTATGAAGATCGGCCTCGTCATGGCGGCCTGGAACGCTGCCCGCACCATCGAGTACGCCATCAAGTCCGTCGTCTACCAGACGGCCACCAACTGGACGCTCGTCATCGTTAACGACGGATCGACCGATGGCAGCGCGCAGCTCGCCGATCGCTACATCCAGGCGCGCTACAAGCAGTGGGGACACCGGATCTTCGGCCTGTGGCTCGAGCACGGTGGGCTCGCCCAGGCCGTGAACGCCGGCGCCCAGTTCCTCGCCCGGACACCGAACGCCCCCGAGACCATCGGCTGTCTCGCCGCCGACGACCTGCTCGACAAGACGTACGTCGAGGAGATCACGACCGCACTCGAGGCCCACCCGATGGCGCCCTGCGCCTATAGCCGCGTGGGCGAGTTCGGTGATCGCACCGGCTTCTGGGATCCGGGCGACTATCGCGTCGGCGTGCTGGCGCACAAGAACATCGTCCCCGGCTGCGCCGTCTGGCGCCGGCGCGTGTGGGACAAGCTCCATGGCTTCGACGAGCGCTTCCGCTACGGCCTGGAGGACTGGCACCTGGCGGCGCGCGCCGAGGCGGAGGGCTATGTCGGCCCGTTTTCCAAGCCAGTGTTCGTGCCGACCACCACCTACTGGCACCGGGCGCACAAGGCGTCGCTCTCGGCCCGCATGTCACCGGACTACGAGACGTGGGCCAAGCAGCAGATCGCCGCACTCTTTCCCGCCGCGGCGCAGCAGCTCCCGGACGCGCCGCTCGTCACCCCGACCGCCGTGGGCCCGATCGTCCGGGGCCCGTTCGCACTCTACCCTGAGGAGACCTGATGACCGCGCCCGCGCAGTCGACGAAGGACTGGATCCAGACCGTGTACATCCAGATCACGCCGCGCCCGAAGGACCACAAAGGCGAAATCCAAGCCGACGAGATCACCATGGCCTCGAGCTACGGCCAGGTGCCGGTCGTCTTGAAACAGCCGGCGCCCGATCGGCCGCGCCCCAAGACGAAAGAGCCGCGGCTGCCGGGCGGCGTGCACGTGACGTGCGAGGATCGCGTCTTGGTCTGGAACATCGCGGAGAACGGCGACCGCGAGCTCTCGCCACCCGAGATCTCCCAGTGCCGCAACTGGCTGGCATGGAGGTGGGTGCCCGGATGGCAACCGGTCTCGCGGTAACCGAGAAGGACATCTACGAGCAGTGCGTGTCGCTGCTCGAGCAGACCGGCTGCGCCGTCTACCGGCTGTCACAGGCCCGCGCGTCGAAGCAGACGCCGGGGCTGCCGGACCTGATCGCGTTCACGCCGCGCCATACGATGTTGCTGATCGAGACCAAGCGGCCTGGTGGTCGGCTGCGTGACGCACAGCGCAAGTTTGCTGAACGCGTCCTGGGCACCATGGGCTGTCCGGTGTACCTCGTGATCAACGATCCTCGTAGCCTCGTGGAGTGGATCCGCCATGACCCGTGAACAGTTCGCCATGCAGCTGGAGGAGCTCCAGGGGCAAGTCGCCGCCCTCGAGGCCACCAAAGGACACGAGATCCCGAGCCTCTACGCCGGTCAGCCGCCGTCGTCGCTCCGCGACGCCATCATCGGCGCGCGTATCAAGCTCGACGAGCTGCTCGACGTGTTCATGAACGACCCGCCGCGCTTCCACGGGCAGGGCGCGGACGTCGTCGCCGCCCACCGCCGCCTGGACGCGCTCGAGGTCGCGCGCTATCCCGCACCGGCCACACCGACCGCCGAGATCGACGCCGTGAAAGCGCTGCAAGAGCGGCAGGTGACGGTCAAGCGAGGGCCCGATGGCCGCTAGCGAGACGCGGACGCCGATCAAACGCACGCGCTGCCCCAACTGCGAGCATCGGCTGGACGCGGCGGTCGTGGCCGACAACCCCACGGCGCAGGCCAAGCCGGACGACTTCGCCATCTGCAAGTACTGCGGCTGCGTCATGGCGTACGATCAGTTCATGCGGATCCGACCCCTCACCCCGGAGGAAGCGAGCGTTGCCGAGCGCCACCCTGCCATCCAATCCCTCGTCCGCATGGTGCGGACGCGTGCCGAGCATGACGCCTGAGCCGGAATGCCTGCTGTTGGAGATCAGCCCGACAGGGCCGCAATGGCAAGTCCGGATCCGCGTCTCCATGGGTCGCCGGGGCGCGTTGCGCGGACACGGCCAGATCTTCTGCTCCAAGGAGTTCGCGGAGCTGCTGGCGACGGTGCTGCCGGGCCGCTGCCACGGCCGCACGGTGAGCGTGATCGACCGCACGGGCCCGGAAGCGATCCGCTTCGGGAGCTTCGATGAACGAAGCTGAGTACAAAGTCGGCGACATCGTCACGCGGGACACCTGGGCGCCGTTCCCCTGGTACGTCGCGCTCTGGCGATTCGTCCGTAATCGGCGCCCGTTTCGCGGACGGTGGATCCCAATGCAGTACCGCTGCATCGGCACGGGCAGCACGTTCGATCAGTACGGCGAATGGATGGGGACGACGCCGCTGCTGACCGATCTCGACTCGGAGATGCACATCGAGGGTGACGCCTGGCATGTGGTGCGATGCGAGCCAACCTACGGCGGCTCCCCGCCGACCGCACCGGGCGATCATCATGGGCCGTAGCGAGTTCCACATGAAACGTGGTGCAACGTCATGACACACGCTGCAACGCTGTGACACGTGGCGCGCCCCCTCAAAGAACTGTCGCCGCTCGAGCGGCAGGTGTTCAAGATGTCCGCCTACGGCATGTCGCGGCCCGAGATCGCCGACGTGCTCGGCATCTCGGAACGCACGCTGCTCCGCCGCGGCCTGGATCGCGTGCGGAAGCGCGGGCTCGCGCGACTCAAGCGCAAACTGCGCAAGGCGCAGCTGGACGCGGCGCTCGTCGACAAGAACCCGGCGCTCTTGATCTGGCTCGGCAAGCAGCTGCTCGAGCAGCGCGAACCCGTACACGGCATCGAGATTTCGGGCCACGTCGAGCACGAACTCACACCCCCCGATGAGCTCCGCGCCGAGATTCTCCGCCGCCTCGATCGCCTCGCTACCGCCGTCGGAACGTCTCAAGCTGCTGTCGACGCTCTCGGCGAAATCACTCCGGGCGCTCACGAGCAGCTACGACTTCTGGGCGCGGGCGAGTCAGCGGGAGCCGCCCGGGGACTGGGACGGCTGGCTCAAGATGGACGGACGGGGCGCGGGGAAGACGTGGACGGGCGCGAACGTCACGAACCGACGCGCGCGGAGCGGCCGGCACCCGAAGATCCTGCTGGCGGCGGCGACGCCGGGTGACGCGCGCGACACGATGATCGAGGGCGAGTCGGGCATCCTGGCGACCGCGCCGAGCGACTTCCGACCCGTCTACGAGCCGTCCAAACTGCGCATCACGTGGCCCAACGGATGTCGCGGCTACGTGCGATCGGGCGCCGAACCGGACCGCTTTCGTGGCTTAAACACATCCTACGCGTGGCTCGACGAGCTCGCGGCGTGGCAGTATCCGCAGGAGTCCTTCGACAACGCGATGCTCGGACTGCGGCTTGGCCCGCACCCGCAAACGGTCATCACGACGACGCCCAAACCCATCGCGCTGCTCCGCACGCTGATCAAGAATCCGCGCTGGATCGTGACGTCGGAATCGACCTACGCGAACGCCGCAAACCTTTCTGCCTCATTCATTTCCCGCATTCGCTCGCAGTACGAGGGGACGACACTCGGTCAGCAGGAGATCTATGCCCATCTCTTGACCGAAGTCCCCGGTGCACTCTGGCGCTTGTCGCTCATCGAGGCCACGCGCATGCAGCCGCACGACGTGCGGAAAGAGGACCTGCTGCGCATCGTGATCGCGATCGACCCGGCGGTCACCTCTGGCGCGAATTCGAACGAGACCGGTATAATTGCCGTGGCTGCTGGGACGGGCGTGCGGAAGGGACACGCATACGTGCTCCGGGACGAGTCGGGGCGGCATTCGGCGACACACTGGCCGAAGCTCGCAGTAGCCATGTACCACGCCCTCTCTGCTGAGCGAGTGGTCTACGAAGCCAATCAAGGCGGAGACCTCGTCGCTCAGGCAATCCGTGTGGTTGACCCGAACGTGCCCCTGAAAGCCGTCACGGCTTCTCGAGGGAAGCGCACGCGGGCCGAACCGGTTGCCGCTCTCTACGAGCAGGGGCGTGTCCACCATGTGGGACCATTTCCACAGCTGGAAGACCAGATGTGTACGTTCGTGCCTGACGAGCGCGCTGAAGCTGATCGAGCGGCTCATGCCACTGGCATCAGCGTCTCCCCGGACCGCGTCGACGCCCTCGTCTGGGGCGTTACCGAGCTCCTTCTCGGCCCCCGCGTCTTCATCGCCTGAGCCCTCGCTCGACGCGGCCGACCCCGACTCGACGGAACTGATCGGCGGATCCTGGGGACACGGGATCCATCTGCCGCGCGCCTGGGCCAGCCAGTTCAACGACGTCGCCGTCATGTGCCCGCAGGGCCTCGAGATGTACGAGGTCCACGGCAACGTCGCGCTCTACATGGGCACCGCGCCGCGGACACCCGATGGAGTTTGACGAGTTCCCGCCGGTCGACGCGGCCGCGCGCCGCACGTCAGTCTTCTCGGAGACGACCGGATTGCTCGTCGGCCCGATCGCGGAGCTCGTGGACGACTGCGTCTGCCGGATGTGCGGACGGTCGTTCGCGCGCACCGCGCGCCTCGGCCGTCGCCCGACGCGCTGTCCCACGTGCCGACCCGTGCATCTCTCGGCGGCCAAGGCCGCGCGCTCGCGCGCCTATTACCAGCTGCACAAGGACCGCTGGCGGGACGTCTACAACACCCGCCGCGCGTCGCGCCGTGCCGCGGCCTGAAATCCGGTTCTCGCTCCGTGAGGCGTACGCGCGCTATCCGGACTTCTTCCCGCGCAACGCCAACGGCACGATCTGCCGGCTCTCCGACGACGGCTCCGAGGTCGTAGTCGAGGGTCGCGCCGACATCACGAACTTCGAAGTCGCGCTCATCCGGCAGGCGCTCCACCTCGTTCACCCCCGGTTGCCGCTCAACCGACTCCCCCGACGCCGGAATGCTGACCGGCGACTCCGTCCCATCACGTAGGAGCATCCGATGACGCTCTATCCCACCAGTTACGGTTACTCCGGCGTCGCCGGGGTCTTCCAGGTGTTCGCCGAGAACGGCTCGAAGATGTGGCTCGTCGCCGCCACACCGGGCGAGGCGGTCGACGCCTACATCTCGAATCAGAACCCGCAGTTCTTCAGCCAGGAGCTGGAGCGCATCACCGTCGGACTCGTCGTGCCGACCGAGGTGCTGACCTCCGACTCGCACGCCGGCGCCTCGAGCGGCGTCAGTGCCACCGCGCAGGCGTGGGCCACGACCTACGCGGCCGCCGTCGCCGCCGGTGCCTCGGGCGCCAACAGCTCCCAGGGCTCGCAGATCGTCCTCGTCCGCACGAGCTGACGCCGGTTCCGGTCAGCTCCCACGCGGATGGGCGTGTTCCTCGCGGAGCGCACGAAAGCCGTCCTCGCTGAGCGACAACGCGAGGCGAGGCGGCTCGTGCCGCCGTCGGTCGAGACGGGGCGCGACGTCGTGCGCGTCCGACCCGGCGCGGCGATCACCACGCGCTCGGATGGCTTTGTCGGCAATCCGAGCCTGACCGGCCAGTTGGCCGGGTGGACGATCGTCAAAGGCGACACGCCGTCCGAGATGCAGGCGAACGGCATCCAGGCGCGGCTCATCGGATTCGAGCGGCACCCGGTTGTGTACGCCTGCACGAAGCTCGTCACCGACCTCGTGGCGGCCGTGCCGTTCGAGGTCTACCGCAAGCAGACGGGCCGCGAGACAAAGAACCGCGGGTCGACGGACGACGTCGTCCTGCTCCCCAACTCCCCGGCGCAGAAGCTCCTCAACTCGCCGTGGTTCAGTCTCTCGCCCCACCGCATCCGGCAGCTCATGGGCGTGCACTTCACGCTCTACGGCAACTGGTTCGCGGCGCTCATCCGTGGCGGCGAAGACCAGCGGAAGATGGACGGCTCGGATCTCACGCTGAACGGGCCGCCGGAGCTCATGCGGCTCGTCCATCCCGAGCGGCTCCTCTACGTGTACCTCGACGCGGTTACCGAGGAGCCGATCCTCTACGACTGGCGCGATCGCTACGGCTACCGACACCGGACGCCGGCGGTCAACATGCTCCACTGCGCCGACTCGACCGCCACGGACTGGATCTTCGGCTACCCCCGGGCGGCGGCCGCGCTGCTCGACATCCAGACCGACAACGAGGCGTCGACCTACGTCCGGCAGGTCGTCCACAACGACGGCACGGCCGGCACGGTGTTCCTGCTCGAGGAGCTCATCTCGGACGACCAGGCGCAGACGCTCAAAGAGCGCTACTACCAGCGGAACGCCGAACGCGGGCAGCGCGGCCGCACGGCGTTCCTCGGCGGCGTGAAGGACGTCAAAGCCGTCGGCTTCACGCTCAAAGACCTGGAGTTTCCGAACCTCCGGCAGGTCGCGCGCGAGGACATCTGTGCCGCCTTTGGCGTCGACGCCCGCATGGTCGGCGTCTCGAGCGCCACCGGCTCCAAAGAGGGCGGGCTCTCCGGCAAGCAGTTCCTGGAAGCGCGCTTCCGGCTCATCCAGGAGACCGTGCTCCCGATGATGCGCGTGATCGAGTCCTATCTCGACACATGGCTCCTGCCGGAGTTCGGCTCGGACGTCTACTGCCGGTTCAGCCGCGAAGCGCTCGCGGCCCTGACTGAAGACGAGACCGAGACCTGGACACGCACGACAGCGGCGTTCGCGGCGAGCTTGCTCACTCGAGAAGAGGCCCGGAGCTACCTCGGGCAACCCGACAAGCCGGACGACACCGACACGCTGTTCGTGCCGTCCCTGGGCTCGCTCGTGCCGGTCGCCAACCAGTTCGACGCGATCGAGCAACGGCAGCAGGAATCCGATGCGCGCGTCAAACAGCTCCAACAGGGCCCGAACGTCGGCCAGCTGGGGCCCGGGAAGAAAGAGCCCGATGTCGGCGGCGAAGAGACGGCGAAGAACGCGGGCGCGGGCGGCGCCGGCGCGGCCGATACGGACGGGAAGCCCGCCGCCAACAAGCCCGCAGAGAAGCGCGTCATCACGTCGACGCCCGGCTCCCCGTCCGGCGCCGAAGTGCTGCAGCCCTTGGGTCAGCAGGGCCGCTCGCGTGCGCTCCTCCGCTATGTGTCGACCCCGGTCATCCGGGGCGGCGTGCTCACCAAAGAACAGCGCGCGGCCGCGTGGGACGTGATGCAGGCCAAGGCCGAGTCCCACGAGCCCAAGATGCAGCACGCGGCGACCATGCAGTTCGAGCGCGATCGCTCGGCCTGCAGTCGCGCGATTCGCGCGGCCGCGCACCGCGCGCGCCCGGCGATCCCCGACCACGAGTACCAGGCGGCGCTCCGCGCGATCGAATCGATGTTCGCCGCGCCGGACGGGAGCGCGATCGGCGACTGGGAGTCGCTCTTCCACCCGTTGATCGGCGAGGCAGTCGGCACCGGCGGGCGCGGCGTCGCGCAGGCCGTGGGCTCCGTCTGGGATGTGAGCAATCCCCAGGTCGCACTGGCGATCAATCGCCGCGCGCAGCAGCTCGCGGTCAACGTCGGCCAGACGACCGCAGACCAGGCCACAGCAGCGCTCCGGCTCGCTTGGTCGGCCGGGATGTCGATGAGCGAAGCCGCGGACCTGGTCGAGTCCACGGCGTTCGGCGAGACCATGACCAGCACCCGCGCGCAGCGGATCGCGCGCACGGAATCGATCGGCGCGCTCAACGAAGGCGAGTATCGGGCGGCACAGCTCTCCGGCGTCATCACGCACAAAGAATGGCTCACGCAGCAAGACGACCGCGTGCGCGACAGCCACGCGGAGTTGGACGGCGTCGTGATCGGATTGGACGAGGTGTTCGACAACGGCTGCGACCACCCGGGCGATGAGAACGGCGACCCGGACGAGGTCATCAACTGCCGCTGCACGCTGCTCTACCACAGCGACGGCGACGACACCGATACCGACGACGGCGACTCGGGAGACGACCAGACGGTCGATCCCGACCAGCCGGACGACGAGGATCCCGACGATGGCGATGCGTGAGCGACGCACGATCGTCCGCCAGTTCCGACCCGAGGAGCTCGTGGTGCGCGCCGAGGACGGTGCCGCCGATGAGCAGCTCCCGGACGGCATCTCCGGGCGGATGATCGGCTGCGCCTGTACCTACAACACGGTCGACGACTACGGCACGCTGTTCAAGCCGGGGTGCTTCGACCGCACTCGGAGCGAGAAAGTCCCCGCGGGTCGCGTGGGCCTCTTCCGCGACCATGACCACGTCTCGAGCGCCCATGTCGGCGTCATCCGCGCGTGCCCCGATATGGGCGACCGGATGATGATGAACGCCGACTTCTTCGACACACCGGAAGGTCGGGACGCCCGAGACTACGTGAAGACGGTGCTCGCCGCCGGCAGCTACACCGGCCTCTCGGTCGGCGTGTATGTCCGGGACGGCGGGCGCGAGCCCGACCCGGCGAACGCGACGGACAGCGTCTACGCGTTCCGCGAAGTGGAGCTCGCGGAGATCTCGATCACGCCATTCCCGGCCGTGCCGGGCGCCGACGCGATCGCCGCGCGCCACAGCACACGCCCCGACATGACTCTCAAGACGCAAATCACGGCCCTCCGCACGCTGCTCACCAGCATGCCGAGAGCCGATGTGCTCGCCATCGCCAAAGAGTTCGGCCTGGGCGAGCTCGTCACCACGATCGTGGACGACGTTGCGACGCGCTCCGTCGCGACTAGCCCGGGTGCGCTGGTGGACGACGCCACACGGCTCGCGTTCCTGCGCGAGCACTTCCAGCACGTCACCACTCTGAACGGGAGACATCCATGAGCGGCAACGGAACATCGGCCGTCTCCAAGTCCCGGGAAGCCAACGAGCTCACTGCCCGCGTCAACTGGATCGTCAACGAAGTCCAGACGAATCCCCAGCTCACGCGCGAGCAGTTCGACGCGTACGCCAGAGAGGTCACCGACCTCAAGACGCGCGCCGACTGGCTCTCCGGTTTCACGGCCGACAAGGAGATCGGACGACAAGGCGGCGACACCGAAGTCGTCGATCGCGATGGGAACGGCGAGGCGCGCGGCCAGCAGTTCGTGCGCGTCGATGGCACGGCCTCGAGCACCCCGGGACGTACCGAGCCCGAGGTCCGGGGCGGGTACAAGGAGAAGATCGCCGCCCTCCGGTCGTCGGTGATCAAGGCGTTCGGCTC